CCTGCTTATCCAACACAATGGACAGCAAACACTACAGTTACTGCTAACCAATTTGTGTTTAGCAATATCTATACTTATCAATACATTACTGGTGGTACATCAGGATCTTCTGCTCCTCCATACCCCCAGGCAACACAAAACAATTACAACAACTATCCTCCAAGCACACCCTTTGCAGACGGTACAGCTACCTTGCAATATGTCGGTAATGCGGAGAATATTTCGTATGCAGCACTTAGTAATTTAGTAGGCACAAGCCCACTATCGCCTTCTACTGGCAATACAGTGCTAGATATTATTAACATCAACCTGTACTGGGGTAATACTCGTGTACCGCTGGATTATTTGCCTTGGTCAGACTTCAACGCTAGATTGCGTTTTTGGCAAAACTACATTGGCAGACCATTGTGTTTCAGTATTTACGGGCAAGGACAAATTTACATAGGACCAGTACCCGATCAAGTCTATCAATTAGAGATTGACTGCGTGGTATTGCCTAACGCTTTGACCTTGCAAAATTCTGGGGTAACAGACACGATTGTTGATCCTTACTACACCCCTGTTCAGTTTTATGCAGCTTATCTGGCTAAATATTACGAACAGAGCTTTGGTGAAGCAGAGATCTTTAAGCAGGAATACAACAAACACGCTCAATCAGTACTCAATACGGTATTTACCCGTAGAGTGCCTAGCGTTTACTCAAGTCCATATTAAGACATGGCTGCTGCGGAACAGAAAAAATCGTACCAAGTTGTTAAGCAATTTAAAGGGCTTAACACTAAAGCGAACCGCACTGCTATTGATGAAACTGAGTTTAGTTGGGTGGAAAACGCTCAACCCGTTGGTTACGCTAATTTAAGAGTAATTCCAAACAGTGATGCCGTCACTATCGGTAACAGTACCGTCACATTTGCCAATACGGTCACTTATTTGACTTCAATGAACATTGGTCTAAATGACTATGTGATTGCTTTTCAACAAAATGGCGCAGCGCAGTATTACCGTATTCAAGACAATACTTTTGGCAATGTCGCTGTAGCTGGCACATTTAGCAATTCTGGCGTTGAAGCTACTCAGTGGTACAACGACAGGATGTTAGTGATTGATCCCAATAAAGGGATGTTTTCTTGGGATGGTAACAATACTGTAGCAATTGGCGCAGTAGGTGTTATTGCTGTCACAAACCCAGGATCGGGCTACACAACAGCACCCAATGTGGTAATTTCAGGACCAGACCAAGTAGGCGGTGTACAAGCTAACGCTACAGCAGCCTTGGTATCTGGTGGAAGCACAGTAGGATCAGTAAGCCTTGTTGTTGGTGGTACTGGATATACCAACGCAGCAAACTTAACCGTAACTCTTTCTGGCGGTGGTGGCACTGGAGCTACAGCTATAGCGGGAATTGAAACTTTTGCTACTGGAACTGTCACGGTAAATGTAATTGACGGTGGAGCAGGATATACCAACTCTGCCAATACGGTAGTGTCAATTACAGGCGGTGGCGGTACAAGTGCTGCTGGCACTGCCGTTATTTCAGGTGGTACGGTCACTCAAGTAGTGATGACCAATCCTGGTACTGGCTACACCAATACTGCCAATTTAGTGGTCAGTATCTCTGGTGGCGGTGCAACAACTGCTGCCAAGCTCTCAGGCGTGGTTAATAATCAAACTAATAACGCAATAGCGACCTTTTCAGGGCGTGTTTGGGTGGCATCAGGGCGAACTGTCACCTACTCAGCAGCAGGTCAATATAGCGACTTTACAAGCGTTTCAGCAGGTGCTGTGACGCTGACTGACAGCACATTGCACGGAAACATTGTCCAATTGCTGTCTGCCAACAACTTTTTGTACATTTTTGGCGATGATTCCATCAATGTGTTCTCTGATGTGGTGGTTAATACATCAGGGATAACCCTATTTACCAATACCAATGTGAGCGCTTCCGTTGGTTCTAAGCGCCCTAACGCTATTTTTCCGTACTTCCGTTCAGTCTTATTTATGAATGATTACGGGGTTTATGCCCTTGTCGGTTCTACCACCTCCAAGATCAGCGATGCGCTTGACGGAATTATTGGCAATATTGACTTTTCTAGCCCAGTTTATGCTGGTCAAGTCTTGGTAAACGACATTTTGTGCGCTGCCTTTAACTTCCGCTATTACGATGCCGTGTTTACAAAGAGCTATCGTTACATCCAAGCGGTGTTTTTTGAGAAGAAATGGTTTATTACCAGCCAAGGAAACAATCTCAATTACATCACTTATGTGCCTGTAGGTGGAAAACTCACCCTTTTTGGTACTCAAAATAATCAGTTATATAAGTTATATGCTAACAGTACGAGTAGCATTAGTACGATAGTACAGACTGCACTCATGCCAATGGGTGATCCTATCCGCACAAAACAAGCACTCAAGATTGGTGTGGAAGCAACTGCTAGTATCAATTCGGCTATTACCATGACCACCACGGTGGATAACGAGAATAACTCTAGTCCTGCTTACACTTTGTCCTCTTTAGTAGCTTGGCAAAACAATTACCTCAACACGATTGCTTGGTCTAACAGTTCTGGTGCAAACATTGGATGGGGTACTACTGGATATAACTTATATAAAACAGACGCATCACAGTATGGTAAATATCTAGGAATTACAGTAACATCAAGTAACCCAAATTATGTGCTAAATGGGTTCGAGTTTGAACACGAATTAAGAGTGAGGTTCTAGTGACTAAACCCGTATCATCCGCAGCCTATACCTTTGCTACGCAAACTAGCACGATCCCGCTTTCCTACTTGGATACCAATTTTGGACAAGTGATTAGCGACTTAAATGATCTGAATAACTACAGTAACTATGTAGCGGATACTGGTACTGCTAACAACATTGTTTTAAATTACCCATCTGGCATTACTACCAGCACAATTGCTACAGGCTGCCAGCTTCAGTTTATCTGCGCTAACACCAATACAGGATCAGTTTCCATTACTGTTCAGGTTAACGGATCTACCATCTTGGCTTCTACGGTCTTATTGACTGAAGCGGGAAGTGCGTTAACTACAGGAACTATTACCTCTGGCGCTATTTACAGCGTGATTTATAACGGTACAAACTGGATTTTGACAGGAACTGGCGCTGTAGGAACGGGTGCAGTAGCGGGTGGAGCAATTTATATTAACACCCAAACCATTAACACTAATTACACTTTTCCTACTGGCTACAGCGGTGAAAGTGTTGGACCAATCACAGTAGCAAGTGGTAACACGGTTACTGTCACAACGGGATGCCGTTGGGTAATTCTTTAAAGGATATTTATGGGAACTCTTGTACTTAACGGAGCAACTAGCGGATCTACTACGATCCAGCCCACCGATGCGGTGACGGTAACTGCAACCTTTCCAAATGCTACTGGCACAGTAATGGTTAGCGGTAATATGCCAGCGTTTAGTGCTTATCAATCTTCTGCACAAACTTTATCAAGTGTAACTTATACTAAATTACAATTTCAAACTAAAATATTTGATACTAATAATGCTTTTGATAACACCACAAATTATCGTTTTCAACCTACTATAGCTGGTTATTATCAAATTAATGCTTGTTTTTATGTTTCTACAACAGCCACTACTTTAAATTTAAGTATTTATAAAAATGGTTCTGAATATCAAAGGTTTGCTCAATCAGCTTCTGCTGCTGCTGCAGTTATGGGAAGTGGTTTAGTTTATTTAAATGGTTCAACCGATTATATTGAAATGTATGGATATGCTATTGTTGGTCAAGCTTTATCTGCTGGGCAAACTTTTACATATTTCAACGGTTCAATGGTGAGGGCAGCATAATGTACGAAAAACTTATAAAACTGTATCCTGAACTTGCAAACTTTGATTTTGCTAGTGGTGTTATTACACTACAAAACGATTCAGACGGCAAAGGCGATTACATAAAGTCTTGGGAACATCCTACCCTAGCTAGACCTACTGACGCTCAATTAGCAGGAGTTCAATAATGACATCTTTAATTAACGCATCCAACTCTGCTGGTGTCATTATCACTTCTGATACAAGTGGTAACTTAGCAATTCAGTCTGGTGGTAACACCGTAGCCACGATTACTGCTACTGGTGCTAATGCTGGTATTCAAGTAGCTTCTTGGGCTGCTCCAGCGTTTAGTTATTATCAAAATGGATCTACGACATCTTTGCCTAATGTATCTTTCACAAAAATAACTTTTGATGCCTCTGATTTTGATACTACAGGAGGAATGTTCACAAGCTCAAGATTTACACCTACTATTGCTGGATATTATCAAATTAGTGGTGCAATCTTAACTTCTGCAACTTCTGGTCAATACTTTTCAGACATTTATAAAAATGGAACTGCATTTAAAAGAGGGAGCATGGTAGCTGGTGGAACATCAGGATGTCAATCAAATGTTTCTGCATTAGTTTATTGCAATGGTTCTAGTGACTATATTGAATTGTATGCCTATCAAAATAGTGGTAGCACTCAAACTACTGCCACAGGAACATCATTTACTTATTTACAAGGTGTATTTGTGAGGTCTGCATAATGTATGAAAAGTTAATTAAAATTTACCCAGAACTTGCAAATTTTAATTTTGCTAGTGGCGTAATCATTATTCAAAACGACTCCGATGGTCGTGGTGACTATATTGCCAAGTGGCAACATCCGACTTTACCTGAACCAACAGCAGAGCAGTTAGCTGCAACTGGAGCTTAATATGACGACAATTATTGACGGAACAGCAGGAGTAACCTTTCCTGCTGGCAGTAATCCACAAGCTGCACCTAGTAAAGTGTTGCAAGTGGTTTATGTTGCTAACAATACGCAAACAAGCACTACATCAACAACTCCAGTATCGGCTGGATTTTCTGCTTCTATAACTCCTTTATTTGCTACAAGCAAAATTCTTCTGCTTTTAAATTTTGCTGTGGGTTCAACTCTAAATAATTCATATACTTCAGTTCAACTTTGGAGAGGTGGAAGTTCAATATTTAATTTTGCTCCAGTAGCTTGTTATTTAAATTCTGGTTCTTCTGTTACCCAGTTAAATATGACTGTTTCAGAAACTTATTTAGATTCTCCAGCCACAACCTCATCTATTTCATATACCCCCTATTATTCAACATCAACGGGTGGACTTGCTTATTTAGCAATAAATAATAACTTCTGTACAATAACTTTAATGGAGATTGCAGCATGATTTATATTAACGATGCAATTCATGCACTCAATCCATCTGTAGTTACCATTCGTGGCGATGTGGCATACGACAAAGACGAAAAAGAAATATCCTACGACAAAGCAGCAGCAGAAGCTAAATTAACTGAACTACAAGCTGCCGAAGTTGCTGTACAACAAGCTGCTGCTGCACATAAGGCATCCGCAGTATCTAAGTTAACTGCGCTTGGTCTAACGCAAGACGAAATTAACGCTTTGATTGGATAATCATGGGAATCAATGCCTTCACTAAAACTGGTAACACCGTAACATTTACGGCTAATACTAGCGCACCTACACCTGTACAAGTTACCAACAGCACTATTGGTGGCAATCAATATCGCATCATCAATAGCGGTACTACCGTAGTGTTTTTAGGGTATGGCACAACTGCTTCCGATGCAACTAACGCTGCAACGACAATTACTTCGACTGGACCAGCGTTTCCCGTGCTTCCTAGCACCGATGAGATTCTTACTTTTGTACCTAATGCTTACTTTACTGGCGTTAGCACAAGTTCAGCAGTCATTTACATAACCCCTGGCGATGGAGTTTAAAATATGGTTCTTAAGGTCGCAGGTGGGGGTGGTACATCAGGTGCGGTAAATTATCTTGGCACTTGGAACGCATCTACCAATAACCCTACCCTTGTTTCTGGGGTGGGAACTAAAGGTGGCTATTACATTGTTTCTGTTGCTGGCACTACTACTCTCGATGGTATTAGCCTGTGGTCTGTGGGCGATTGGGCGGTATTTAATGGCACGGTTTGGCAAAAGGTAGTCGGTGGTTCGACTGAATCGTTTACTAATATCTCCGTTACTAGCCTTACGGGGTATATGTATGCAAATGGTAGCAATCTTGTTACTGCTAGTACAAGTATCCCTGTTGCTAATGTGTCTGGCGCAGTTGCGAACACAGTTAATATTATCGCTGGTACTAACCTTACTGGTGGTGGCGCTCTTACTGGGAATGTAACTTTAAACAATCCGTATAACGGAACAGTTACTTCAGTCGGATCTGGTACAGGCTTAACAGGTGGTCCAATTACAGGATCAGGCACATTAAGTATTGCCAACACGACTGTTACTGCTGGCATCTATGGTAACGCCACTACAGTAGGTCAATTTACTGTAAATGCTCAAGGACAGCTATCACAAGCTGCCAATGTAACCATTTCAATTCCTCCTAGCCAAGTTATTGGTTTAGGTACGATGGCTACTCAAAATGCTAATGCAGTAGCTATTACAGGCGGTACGATAAATTCAACCACATTAAATAGTGACACATTTACCAATGCCAATATTACTTCCGTTGCTGCTACCTTTCCTAATAGCTATCTGGCTAACTCCTCTGCTACCCTGGGAAACACTACTGTAACTCTTGGTTCAACGACTTCTACTGTCGGCAATCTTACTCTCGGTAATGTAACCGTAACTAGCGGAAACACCAGCGTTACTTATGACAACGCTGTTTATCAAATTGCTACATCTAACATTACTGCATCATCTAATGTTGGCGCATTTTCCTATGGAAACCTGTCTTATTCAGATGTGGGGATTGTGGCTTCTTTTGCAAATTCTGCAAATAATTCAGTTCAAATGGTGATGCAAAACACCAGTTCTGGAAGTAACGCATCTACTGACATTGCGATTGTTAATGACACAGGATCAGCCTACATTGATGTGGGAATAGCATCTAGTACATATTCTGGCGCTGGAGCTTTTAACAAGGCTAACGGTGCTTATGCTTACGCTGGTTCTACTGATCTGTATTTAGGAACAATTAGCAGTAACGCAGTCCATATTTTGGCTAACAACTCCAATACAGATGCCATAACTGTAAATGCGAATAACACCGTTACTTTGGGAACACCTCTTGGTGTAGGATCAGGCGGTACAGGACTGTCCTCTCCTGGCACTTCGGGCTATGTTTTAACCTCTAACGGTACTGCTTGGGTATCTCAAGTATTGCCAGCGTCTGGTGTGACTATTCAGACTGATAGCGCTAATGCTACCCGTTACATGGTTTTCTCTAATGTGACTACAGGCACTGTCACGATTGAGAATGTGTCAACCAACATAACAGTCAATCCATCTACTGGATTTATGTCAGCGCCAACCCATGTATCAACCAATGGTTTGACATTTAACTCGAGCAATGTGACATCAAACATTACTGTTTCCACTGGCTACAATGCGGTTTCCGTAGGTCCAATGACTTTGGCTAACGGTGTAACTGTAACCGTTGCTACTGGTCAAAGATGGGTGGTTTTGTAATGGATTTACAAACACTTCTCAACCTAGTATTTACTGGCGCTGGCGCAGTATGCGGGTGGATTTTGCGTGTTGTTTGGCAAGAAATTAAATTAGTTCAAGCTAATCAACAAGATCTTGAAAGAGAACTTACGGACAATTATGTGCGTAAAGATGATTACAGAATTGATATTGCTGAGATCAAAGGGATGTTTAACCGCATCATGGATAAACTTGACACTAAGATGGACAAGTAATGGATTTCAATACTCTCTCTATTGTTAAATTCGGAGATACCGAATCTCTAGGAGAGTTTTTGTTTGAAAATGGGCTACAACATAAGCTATTTCAACAAACATTCCAAAGACAAGGCATTTCAGTGCCTATTTTCCCTATTACAGACGCTAATACGGACAATTTGGATGATTGGTTATTAGCACATCAGGTCGAACATCAGGCGTTTGCACAGCTATTAGGATTGAATAATCCGTTCAATATGCTTGATGTGAACTTCAATAACGAGAACGATTTTTATGATTGGATTGGTACACACCTAACCATTCATCAACAAATTGCGTCTGCCCTTAACCTCATTCAATAGACTATGGATAATCTTTCCCCCTCCCCAGAAAAAATCGAAAATCCAAAAACGCAACCTATCAATCAGGATGTGCTTAACCTATTGAAAACAAAGGGAAAAGCTACTCAAGATCCTGTTGTTGAGAAAGCGAAAGAGCAAATTCGCCAATACATTACGCACTATAAAATTGATCCAAAAGTATTGATTCAGGTAGGTAAATTGTGTTCGCAAGCACTTCGTGATCCTACTATTTATCAAATGGCAGTGGATATGGCAGTAAAAAATAAATTGATGACTAAAGAAGAAGTGGGTACTGGCACAAATTACAAGCTATTAGGTTACGGCATTACCGTTGGTAAATTGACGGAACAGATTGTTCAAGAAGGATTGTGATGGATGTGTACTGCGTACCTGTAGAAGCTATCGAACCCATCTGGGAGAAGGTAGAGTGTTTTTTTGAAAAAGCATTAAGTAAACATGACGCAGAGTTTTCCTTAATGGATTTGAAAGACGCTTTGCTACACAATAAATGGAAATTGTTTGCTTTTGTCAACGATGACAATGCTCTTAATGGCGCTGCCGTTGTTTCTTTTTTAACTTATCCAAAATCCCATGTTGCTTTTGTTACCTGCATAGGGGGTAGAGCTTTAGTAAATCAAAAATATTATGAAAAATTTATGGAATCTTTAAAATCTTATGGCGCTGACAGGGTTCAGGGTTATGTGACGGATTCTATTGAAAGATTGTACAAAAAGATTGGCGTTGCCCGCAGAACAACTATGGTGGAAATTAAATTATGAATATAGCCAAGATGTTGAAATGGTACTTTGTTGACCAATTTATGCTCTACGGTGGTGGTGGAGGTGGCGGTGGCAAAGGCGGGGGCGGTGGCAAGGGTGGAGGCGGTAGCGTTGTGCCTATAGTATCAGCCGTTGTTGCCGTTGCTGCATCTGTTGTTGCTGGTCCTGAAGTCGGAGCTGCCATAGTTGAAAGCATGGGCGTTGAAGGCGCATCCGCTGCTACGACTGCTGCGGTAGGATCTGCTTCTATCAGTGGAGCTACTTCTTCTGTTAATGCTGCTGTGCAAGGTAAAAATATTGATGGCATTTTAGCTGCTGGAGCTACAGGAGCTGCTGCTGGTGCTGTTGGATCTGAAGTTGGCAGTACAGTTGGAGAAGCGACATCGGATTTAGGATCTACTGCGTCTAACGCTTTAAAAGGTGCTACTAGTGGAGCTTCATCAGGGTTTACCCGTGCTGAGTTATCTGGGCAAAATTTATCTCAAACTACTAAAGCTGCGGAATTGGGCGGTGCAACAGGCGCACTTACTAGCTTAGCTTCTGATGCCACAGGCGCTACTGGAGCAGAAAAATCTGCCCTTGGCAGTGCTATTGGTACTGCTTTAAATTATTCAAATGTGTTTGGTACACAACCAACCCCATCCTCTCAAGTCGGAGGTCCTCCTCCTGGCGCTCCTAGCTCAGTAGCATCTACAGGACAAGGGGTAGCTCCTGGTTCTGCTGGTAGCACTGTTTTAGGATCAGCCCTTGGCGTATCAGCCGATCCAAGCGGTCCAATACAAACAACTGAGGGCGGTACATCTAGATCAAATGTATGGAATCAGGCATCATTACGAAATCCAGATCAAACAGGCGGGAGCAATGTATGAGTAAAGTTTTAATGGAATCTTTAAAAATGGATCTGCCAGCGTTGGCAGAATTACTGCGGTCTAAAGGTCGTGGTAAAGATTCCGTCTTAGCTCACATTACTCCTAAAGAAGCTGCTCTTTTAAAGAAGCGTGGCGGTAGAGGTAGTACAAACCCTGATACTGGTTTATTAGAGTTTGATGATGGTTTTGATACCACTCCTGTAGCAGAAGCTCCTGCACCAGTTCAAAACCCTTATGGCGGTCCTGGTGATTTAGGTTTTACTCCAAGCGCAAACGCACCCGAAGGAACATCTTTTAATGTGCCTTTCTCCGCTAGCACAACGCAACCTTCTGCTCCTGGTCAAGATGTAATGCCTGTTGGAGTTTCGCCTGAAACTCAAAACGCTATAGCTAATTACAATTACGGTGTTTTACCAGGCGAAACAGGGAATATTGGAACTTTAAACGGTAATGTTGTTTATCCATCAAGTGGAGCTACAACCCCAACAATACAATCCACACCTACTCCTGGTGAATTACAGTCGTTACAGGCTGGCGGTCCACAAGATTTAACCGCTCAACAAGCAGTTAAACAGCCTGGACAACAAACAGGCTACGGAACTAAAGTTGTAAATGCTTTGACTGATCCTGCAATGTTAGCTCGTCTTGGTTTAGCTACAGGTTTAGGATTATTTGGAGCTTCACAAGCTCGTAAAGCTGCTAATCAAGGACAAGCTGTGGCTGGTCAAGAACAAGCAATTGCTCAACCTTATCAAACTCAAGGTCAACAATTGGTAGCTCAAGCTCAATCAGGACAACTTTCTCCTACTAGCAAAGCTGCTTTGGATGCTGCTAAAGCTCAATCCGCACAAAATGTTGCTAATCGTGGCGGTGTAGGAGCGGAAGCTGAAGCTAATAAGATAGCCACTTTGACACAGCAATTGCTTGATAATCAATACAAATATGGCTTACAAGTCATGCAAATTGGTGACAACATTAGCCTTGGCGCTATTAAAACTGGTCTGCAATTGGATACACAACTTAATCAGGCTACTACTAATTTTTATACTCAGCTTGCTGGTATTGTTGGTGGTGGTAGTAGTTTTGGCGGTGGTCAAACCGTAACATTAAGGACTGCATAATGGCTGATGCACAGACTACCTCTCAAGATACAAGCACCTTATCTGATTCCCTAAATACTAATTTGGGGAAAATACCTGGCTTTTTAAAAACTCAGCAAAAAGCAGGTGAAGAAGCTGTAAAAGCTAAAGTAGAAGCAGATGTTGCTAAAACTGGAGCTGAGTATGGCGCTAAAAGAGAAGCCCTAGAAAAGATTAGCTCTGAAGATAAAGCGTACTATGAAGATGTTAAAAAAGAAATGAAGCCAATTCCTGAGTTCAAACCATCTCAGGAAAATGTTTTTGATATTGGCGCTATTTTCAGCATGATTGGCACGATGGGCGTTGCTTTAGGTGGTTCAGGTAAATTGTCTGCTTTAAATGCCATGAACGCTATGGGAGGTATGATTAAGGGCTATCAACAAGGTCGTAAAGACTTGTTTGCTAAAGAACAGGCAACCTTTGATAAAGAATTGCAAAGCATTAAAGCTCACAACGATGAATTATTAAAAGATCTTGAGCAATATCAAAAGCTAAGAGTTACTGATAAAGAAGCTGCTTTACTTAAAGCTGGAGAAATCGCAGCTAAAAACCCTGGTGTTATTGCTGCAAACATGAAAAATGGTTTGGCTGATAACAATTTAGAAATTGCTA